ACACAAAGTCCTGGGTATAACAAATAGTTTATATCAATTAATCTAATCTCGCACAAGCAAAGAGATAAGACGTGCTATATCATGGCCTATTTGATGTGGAATAAGGAATACTATCAGTTCCTCTTGAATAACAATAGACATGCTGGATCATATGAGAACATCTTCAAAATGACATGCTCTAAAGAAGACCACTATATGAACTCTCATGATGCAATCTGGTTGTTGACATTTTGCTCTGACTTCACAAACCCAGCTCTAAGAACCTATGCTAGCCAGATTGCCACTGAGTCAAATGTCTTCTTAGTGAGAGACATGCAAATGCTTTCTGAATCAAAAGTGAAGTGCTGGTTGTGTGACAAACCTGTATATCAGGAGACCCAGAATTTGAAAGTCATATCTTTGCCTAACTTACTGAATGGTTTTCAATTTGCAACAGAATCATACCATATATGCATGAAAAATCATTGTGGAGATGATCCAACAAAATTTCTGACCGAGATGGTGTTTCCTCCCCACCTGAGGGCTTATTACAAACCAAATCAAAAGATGGAGCACAAATATATTGTTATTACCAATGGAATTCCCCTCTCAAAGAATTTCAACACTGTTACTCTGCAAACACATGTTGAAGATACTGAGGATTATGTGATTGTTGGGAGTGTAGAATGCCCTATCAAGACAAAGTAGGGCTTACACTCCTAACGGACAACATGGACTGGACCAACGGAAAATGGTGCTAAGCACCACATCCGGATGTGGAGCTTAGCTCATTTTCTATTATCTAATAACTATGATCACTGAACCTTATTTAATCTTGTCTCATATCTGTCAAAAATCCTTTTATTGTCTTTATTATCATACCTATTGGGAGTATGGAAGCCATTAGAGTCAGTTTTGGGTTATCTCTAATGATTGATGCAATCAAGTTCATCCAATTAGTGGTAGACTCCTTGACTGCTTCCATAGAGTTGAAATCTAGGCTTGGAGCCACAACTGTTATCTCCAAAGGAGACACATTGTATGTGCATTGTATAGGAATTCCTGAGTACATCAGCAAACATCTTATACTAGATCCTTGATCTGTTGAATGATAGGATGTAGTTATACATTCACCATATTGTTCATTATTTATAGTCAGAGAGCACAATGCCAGTCCTGAGCAAGAGAGTATATCACTAATAGAGGATTTGCTATGCAAATCCACTCTAACTTTGGTCTTCTTGAACTTTCTCTCAACACCTGTTATCTTGCAAGTGGTAGAGTTCAATTTGATAGTGCTAGTTATCAAACTAGTTATAGGTTCCTTGATTTTTAAGGATAGAGTGACTGGAAGCACATCATTTGTGTCTAAAGACAGACCATCCGGTGTGACTGCCACTCCAATCAGAGGCTTTGATCCTACATATTCTAGCATATTCAAACCATCCTTTTCTTCATATCGAATCATGGGCTGGTCTTCTTCAGTAACCACTTTAGTGACACATTTCCTTGTTAGAGTGAGTGCATCTTCTCTGGTTGGACATTGTATGTGTCCTAAAAGCTCCTTGTTGAAAGAACCTAGATCATTTGCTGCCCGTATATATGCCTTATTATCGCATTCCACATACGTCTTTGGCATATTCATGGTATTAAAACTTAATAGAGAAATATCAACAATTTTGGATATATACTTGTCTGTAAAACCAGATAACTCAGACAAAATTACACCGTTCTTTTGCACATAGCCTTGAATCTCAAACTTAAAACTATTGCAAGTTCTGACAACACAGGGCCTAGTAGATATAGCTTTGTATATTATTCTTTTCCAATTATAATGTGTTGCCGGACAATAAGAAAAGAAAACAAATTCTTTAACACAATAATCATAACTCAAAGTGTCTGATTTGTCCCATATAGAGTACGAACCATCCACTGGACATCCTTCTCCTTCAAAACATTTCCAATCACTTTTGGCTATCTCTCTGGAGTAGCTATTAGTATAGTATTCAGGTGTAGATAGACACTTGACTTTCAGAAAATTGAATCTAATTTTGTAAACATCAGATTTTGTCTTGAAGCAGAAGTCTTGAGGTGTATTCATCAAACTCAATTGCACTTTTGTATTATAACCGCATTGACCATCTTGACAAACTTCTATATTAGAGAGACTAGACACTAAATCTTGACAAGCACTCTCTGTCATTGGTGCTATATAAAAAAACAAAATCATGGGAATGTACAATAACCCATTCTCCATCTTTCTAGCCTTTGTCATAGATCTAGATGGGAGATTAGTGTTTGGTGCAATAGAATCTTCTATTGCTATTAGATGATCATCTTCATCCTGAATCACTCGAATTGTAGATAAGTCAACCTCAACTTCTTGAATAGCTGGTTGGTAGTGACACAATCCAGTGATGGTGAATAAAATCTTTTTACATAACCAAAAAGCTGGTCTAAGGAAACACAAAATATTAATAATGGTTATAGTTCCTATGCAAATTATGAGAACAACTAACACTATTATTATATACACTGACTTAATATAAGTATCAGAACAATGATAGTTTTTAATCTTCATTATAGAATCCATTTTGTCATAAACAACACATACATCACTAGCCGTACAGGAAACACTTTGACACCCTGTAGAATCACATACATTTATCTTATCATCATATGTTGGCAACACGATCTTACCACATGATGGCATGGTAAACTCTTGCTCTTTGACTACCACTTTGCACTCACTATTCTTATACACCAAAACTCCATCTGTACAAAGAGGTTTAATAGTCAGTCCCACCTGTTTATGGATAATTGATTCAGACTCTACTTCCGATGGACAGTAAGTGGTGTTTACTACGTACACTAATCCATAAAATCCATCCTTAAGTCTAGCATAAGTAACCAATTCTGCGTTAATAGTATTTATTTGAAGAGTAAAAGCTTTATTTTTCACTTGCTTGAACCCTATGATTGATATATCGTATAAAGGTTCATCTTTGCATCTCTTGTATCTAATGCCTCCAAATAAGGAGAATTGGTAGTGAGGAACTAATTCTTTGTTATACTTACCAGAATAACACGTTTCAGATAAGTTAATTGAAGCTTGATTATGACAAATCTCTCCTTCCTCTATGTAGAATCCAGTCAATTTATAATTGCCTCTACATGGTGGTGCTGTTGCATAGCAAGATACTTTCACAACTGACTTTATTGGTTCATATCTATCTCTCATCCAAGTGTCTTCCACCACTTTCCCTATCACAGATGAGAGTGATAAACTACACAATGTGGCGTAGATGAAGAAAATGTTGAAACGCATTGTAATAACAATATTACCCAGACTTTGTGT